CCATTTTCATCAGCACTTGCTACTTTATCTTGTTTCATTTTTATTTTCATTTGTTTCTCCTTTTTTAAATTTTAAGTATCTTGGGGAAGTTCCACTCTCGCTTTCCTCCCCCAAAAATATATTATCCGAAGATAATTTTATTATCTATAAAATAAATTATAGATTAGCACCCTCTGTAGTTGGTGCATGAAGTGGATTGCTTTGCGCACCCAAAACACCAAAGATAGTACCAGTTCCATGAGTACCTGAAAAATCAAGTACAACTCTGTAGTATCTTTCTGGACCAACATAACCGATACCATAGACAGCATTACAATCGCCATCAGCATCAATAGTTTGCCATATACCAGTAGAACCTACAGTTCCACCTGTAACATAATTATTATCTGTTACTGCAGCAAAAGTTGAGTTATCAGAACTATCTTCTAATAAAATATCAACTTTGTGAGTTGTACTAAAAGTAATTCCTGGCGCTCCTACATTTACTATTGCCATTGAACTATTAAAACCTTTTGTATCAATACCAGTTGCATTTGTATCTGCAGCTTTTACGATAGCATTAAGGCACTCAACAAGTTCAATGTTGTTTTTTAAATCAAACATTTTTTTATTCTCCTTTTATTATTAATATTAATTACTGAATTGTAATTTTAGTTAGGGCTTCATCTAAGATAACTTGACCACCCACTCTTCTTCTAGCGATGTATCTTACATTACCTGATGCAGCTTGAGTGAAAGGATCTCTCATAATTGATAAAACTGTTCTATCAACAATCATATATCCTCTTCTAAAATCACCAAACACAACTGGAACAAGACCGTTACCAACTGCTGGCATATCAGTACATTCAACAATAGGGTGTCCTAAAATATTAGAACCAACACCCATAGCATATACACCTGGTTGGAAAACATATTGTCCTTCCGTATCTTGCATTTTTCTAACAGTAGCAAGAGTTGATCTTGATAAAATCCAAGAACCATTTCTAGCATATTCTGCTTTAACATTGTGTGCTGCATTGATTAAATCATCTGCACCAAGAACATCGTTAACAAGAGATGTTTGAGATCTGCCTGAACCTAAACCTGTAAGAATACCTTCTGGTTTTCCTACTGAGTTTCCTGATACAAATGCAGTTCCTTCTGCTTTAGCAAATTGCTCTGTAAATTCAGAGTTCATTTCTGCTTCAAGATTGAAAACTGAATCTTCAAGTTCTTGTTCAGAAATATCAACCAAAGCATACATTTCGTGTGCTGCGATTTCTTCTAAACCAACTGTGTATCCAGTAGTTTCACTTCTAGTACCTTCTTCTGCAATCCATTGAGCAGTAAACTCACCAGTTCTTTTAGGAACTTGAATGCTTCTTTGAGATGTGCTTCTGATTCTAGCAAGTGATCTAATTGGAGAATATTCAACTATTCCTTTAATTAGTTCTCTTACATATTCAGGTGGAGCAAGGTAACCAGCTGTTGTATCGTTTCCAACAGTTAGAACTTTAACTTCTTCTGGAGATAAGTTTTCTTTACCTTTTCTTAACCATTTGTCAAAGATTTGAACATGCTTTGATTCTAATTTTGAATCACTTGCAAATCCTGGTCTTGATATAATAGTTTCTAGTTTTGCCATTGCTTCTGCAGATTGCTTTTGTGCATCAGATTGAGCTTTCATACTTACTTCCAAGTCAGCAAATTTATCCATATCTTTTTCGATTTTAGATAATTTCGCTTCTGTTACTGGATCAGCAGTACCTTTTGCTTCAACTTGAGATAATCTTTCATCATTCGCTTCTTTGAAAGATTCAAAAGTTTTTCCAAGAGTTTCAACAGCAGATTTTACTTCATTGTTGTCCATAATTGTTTCCTTTTATTGTTTAATTATATTAGCAACTTTATTTATTAAGTCAGCTAATTGTTTATTGTCATCAACAGCATCTCGCTGTGATAAAGATTCCGATAATGCTTTTGCACCAATCTTCGCCTCTGTTCGAGAAAGACCTCCTGCCTCACGCAGAATTTTTTCCCACTCTCGAATATTTTTAGCATTCCCTTTAACAGTTTCAATTAAAGCACTTTCATTCATTGGGAAAGTTACTAAACTGATTTCCATAAGATCAACTTCTTTAAGAGTTCTTACTCCTCTCTTATTTTCATTGTATCCTTGTTTTTCGGGATCTGCTCTAAATCCTATTGACATACCATCTAACGCACCCATTTTTAAAAGTTCATATGCTTCACGACCTTTTTGAGTACCCATAGCTAATTTGCCCTTTACAAATAAACCTTTACTATCTTCATGTATTTCTTCAAATATTCCGATAGGTTCATCTGTCTTATGTTGATATAATAATTTTACTTTACTTACTGGTCTATTTACTAATGATTTAGTAAAAGCACCTTTTTGCATTATATCATTTCCTTGATCTTCGTTTCCAAAAATAGAACCATAGCCAGTAAAAATTCCTTTTTCACTAACTTCTTTTATTTCAGATTCAAAAACTAATTTCTTTAATTCTGTATCACATTGGCAAACACCATCATCTTGACAAACACAAATACTTTTTTTTGGTTCTTTGTCATTATAATTTTTACCAACTGCTTCTAAATATTCATCATGAGAACCACATGGCATATAAAATGTACTACCATCTTCATCTGTTCTATGTGTTCCAGTACAACCTATTTCTCCTGCTCTTGCTTCTGCAGCATCTTCTCTATCAAAATGATCTACTTCTTTTTGTTCTGAATTTGTATTATCTTCTACTTTAGACGAGATAACATCTGTCAAAGATTTTATAGCTTCGCCCATTTTTTCAATATCATGCATTGAATATTTCTCCTTTTTATTTTTATTTTTATATTGAGAATTACATACAGCTAATCTTTGTTCTGTTGTAGGAAATTCATTGGTAGTCTTATCGTCTGACATACATCTGCCTATGAAGTCCTCTCTCGTTTCTTTATCTTTTGGTTTTAACAATGGCATTATTTTTTCTTTTTATTAATAAAGTCCTTTGCTTTTTTTATTATTTTAAATTTATCGTTTGCTTGGCATAAACATATACCAATTATTATTCCTATTATCATATTCATTTTTATCTCCTATAAAAAATCAGGTGTTATATAAATTGCGGCACACCTGCAGTTGATTGTATTTCCAGCTGAACCTCTAGGATCTCCTGGATATTTTAATTTCTCCCCACCTACAACAAAAAATTCTTCTAAAGGAACTCTTTGTCCTGCGGCAAAGGAATGTGCTATTCTTGTTCTTTTATCTTGAATAGCAACCCACTCTTTAACAGTGCCTTTTATTTTCATATTTTCAGCAACTGCTTCATTAGCAAAACTTGCTACTCTATGAACTTCTGTTCTTGATATTAGGTTTGCTCTATATACACCCATACCGATAACTGTATTTCTTAAAGCAACTCCTGTTGCCTCTGTAGATAATCCATTAGCATATGCGTTATCAATTACTTTTGCTAATCTCTTTCTTGTTGTTTCGTCTATTTCAGCAACCCAAATACCAGTATTCAAAGCTATAAATTCTCTTAACTGATTTTCAAAGTCATCATCAAAATCTTTAGAAAAGAATCTTCCTAAAGCATAATCTTTAAAAGAAAAAGCAACAACTCTATAAAGATTATTTAAAATAAATTTTAATTTATCTTTTTGCTTTCTTAATTCTGTGTCAAGCATTATCTGACTTCTTGTTTGATAAGCTATTTCTATTTTATTTGCAAACTTTTTAAAGTATCTATTTAATACTTTATAATATTGTCGTCTATAAGGTGTTCTTAATCTTTCTTGTTGATACCAAGTTCTTTCTCTAACACCTTTGAACAATTTTAGTTGTTTGCTATTAAAAAACATTATCTACCCAAAGATACACATGTAATACTTATTACTCCACTTGTACTATGAGCCCTTATTCCATTTATAAAAGTTCCATCTGAAACTAAAAATAAATTTACTTGACCTGCTCCAATTACCATATCAGCTACATCTGCTGTTCCTGTAGTAGCTGTAAAACTTATATGAGATTCAACTGTTGCTACTACTCTTATTAATCCAGTAGGTATTACTAAAGCACTACTTGAAGCACTTGAACTTCCACTAGCGATTACAACATTATTTATTATTCTTAATTGTCCTGACATTTTATTTATTCTCCTTATTATTTTTTATTAAATATTTAATTAATGTTCCTGATGGGTTAAAATCCATTTTCCCAACTGAAACACAATTATTCATAGAAAAAAAAACTAAAATTAAAATTAGTTTAATGTAATGTTCTATTATCCACTCCATAATACATATCTTCTAGTTCAGCAACATTATCTAGGATTGTTTCAGTATCAAAATCAATACTTTTAGTCATACAAATATAAGAAGCATAATGTGCGGCTTCTTGTTTTGTTTCAAATTTTCCTATTCTAATTATTACTTCACATTCATCTTTATTTTTTAACTTCTCTATAAATAATTTTGTTTGTTTAATTGCTGGCATCTTTATCATTTTCCAAAACTTCTTCTTCAACAACTTCTTCTTCAACTATTTTATCTCTAGCTTCTTCTGGTATAACTTCTTCAGGAATTTCTTCGCTGATATTATCTTCTGTCATATCATCTGCTAAATTAAGTGGCATTAAATTTGCTGGAACTAATAAACTATCAGCACCGTCCATTGGTTCATACCCTAATGCTTCTCTTGCTTCATTCCTAGTTAAGATACCATCTTTAACACCTGCACTAACAGATTCAAAAACTCTTTTTCTTTGTTCTGCCATAGCTGGAATTGAATCAATATCATATCTTAATTCTAAACCTTGTTCATTGAACATAGGAACTAACCATTCATTTAGATCGCCTTGTATTCTGTCAAGCAAAGGAATAATAGTTTCATTATATAAAGCAAGTTTTGCTTCTGCAAAATTAGAATAAGTTTGTGAATCAGGAATACCTATAAGCTGACTTGGTACTCCATAAACTAAAGCAATATCTTTTGCTGACATATTTTTTAATTGTATAAAGTCCATATCCTTTGGAGATAATCCCATTTCTTTCCACTCAAAATCTCCCTCTAATAACATTGGCTTACCAGCATTACCTGTTCCACTAAATCTTTGGTTAACATCATTCATTAACTGATTTCTTTGAACATCTGATAATTGAACATGACCACCTGTTTCATCTTTAGGATTAAAGATAACAGCACCACTTGGTCTTGCTCCATTTTGTAATAAATTTACATTATGTTT